GCTATTATCAGTACAGGAGATATCTTCACTAAAATCCACAAGAGATTTGTGAATGAATTTTCTACTGCTTGCTATCTGATTACTAGACATCATGCGAAGAAACTTATCAATCTGCATTGCAGAGGTGACAAGTTTAAACTAGATAATGGAGTCAGACCAAGGCCAGTAGCAGATGATCTTATCTATAATTCAGGCAACACCTATGCTGTTCCTCTTCTTCTTTATCGCATTGAACTGGGTTCCAGTATCCACCCTGAGCACATTGACGCATTCCACAAAGGGAACTATGATGCTCAAATGAACTACTGGGCACAGACTGGTGCTCAGCAGTCCATCCAGGAGATTATGGACTATGACCCATATTTGGGTAGAGTTGCAGAGTCTTCAGGCAATAAGGGGTGATTACCCAACACACTTGACAGACCTCCATAGTTCTGCTAGTATAAATACTTAACCTTTTGTCTTTCAGTAATTAAAGTAATAAAAGGATACAAACAGAACCTTGTCGAGGTTCTTTTCATCTGTGGGTAACCATTCCACAAGTAAAAATTACGAGGTAAATTCTAATGATCAAATCTGTTCTCGCTACAATTGCTGCTGCTCCCCTGTTTGCTGGTGCTGCTATTGCAGGACCCTACGTTAACGTAGAAACCAATGCAGGTTGGGTAGGTGATGATTATTCTGGTGCCACCACTGACCTGCACGTAGGCTACGAAGGCAATCTGGGTGATTCTGCTTCATACTATGTCCAGGCAGGTCCTGCGATCGTAGCAGTTGATGGCGAAGAGTCTGATACCCAATTCTCTGGCAAGGCTGGTCTTGGACTGCCTGTTGGTGATAACCTGGGAGTCTATGGTGAAGTATCCTTCCTGACTGCGGAAGATGAAGATGACTTTGGTCTGGGTGGCAAACTGGGTGTGAAGTACAACTTCTGATCTGATAGACAATCAATATCTAGATGCTATACTGGGGTGCGACGGCACCCCTTTTTTTATGAAAAAAATCCTGCTTTCCCCAGTTACCCATATCAATTTGATGTTAGTGGGTATTTTAGTTTTTATTGGAGTGCTTCATGAACATACTCATCGTGCCATAGAGGTAGATGTGCATGGGTATGTCAAGCAATACTGTAGACAAAACCCTGATACTTGTAAGTCCATGTCTTCAGATTGAAATCTTAAGAAAATATGTGTTGACAAAACTTTAGAAATGATATATAGTATGTAAAGAATCATTACATTAGGTAAATGACTGTAACATCAAATGACCTTGGACAACAAAATCTGTGGGCCAAGGAACCACGCATGTATATTGACCAAACCGCTGCTGAGCGCTATGGGTATGAAACCTATGCTGAGAAAGCAGAAAAACTGAATGGTCGTACTGCAATGGTCGGTTTTATTTGTGGCATTGCCTCATATGCCTTGACTGGCAACTTTTTCTTTGGTATTCTTTGAGGATACGGCACTTATCTAATGATTGAACTCTTGACGCAAACTGAGTTTGCCTGGGCTGCTAATCACACCATTGCTGAATTCCTTGCAGGATACATCTTTGGAGCAGCACTTATTATTGGAGCACCTGGGGTATTCTTCTTCATTGCTTTTATGCCTGCACTACAACGCACCAAAGGAGCAATGGTTGGGTATAGTGATCACAAAACATATGGTGATTCCTCTACCTATGAAAATACACCAAGTTCAAAACTAGACTATTCAAAAGCACTTTTAAAAACATCTATTCAAGGGTAAAAACAATGAACGAAAAAGCAGAACGCATTAATGGTTGGGCAGCTATGCTTGGTGTAGTTGCAGCAATGGGATCATATGCAGTATCAGGTCAAATCATTCCTGGTATCTGGTGATGGGATTCATAGCAGTAGCATTGCTGTTGCTTATTCCTATTGGTGCAGCAGTTAGAGACTCATGACTTACGACTGGACACTGTTACAAACATTGGTGTTTATCATCACACCATACTTCCTTATGCTTGCTCTTGCTAGAAAAGATGAAGATGATGATGGATCAGATGGTGGATTAATGACACCAGCATTTCAAGGATCAGGGACCTAATTAGGTCCCTTTTTTTCTAAATATTATTAGCTGCTTTCTTAAAATGCCAGATGAAGTAAAGGATGTTAAGGAAGAGGGAACAAAAAAGAAAGGTATATTTTCTAAATTAAAGGAGGCAACAGATGATAAGGAAGAACAACTTGCAATTTTGTCTACTTTTGTCCGCCTTGGTATTCTTATCTGGTCTGGGGGAATACTCACGTTGGCGTATATCAAACTTCCACCAGCACTTGGTATTCCAGAACAAAAACTAGATCCAACTTTCATCGCCAGTGTCTTCACCGGAGTTTTAGCCACATTTGGTGTTCAAACTGCTAAGAAAGGTGCTAATGGTGCTGCTGGTGGTGGTGTAACTAAAGAACAAATGGAAAGATTAATTGAAAAGGCAGCACAAACTGCACCTGCACAAACAATTAGAATTGAACAAGGACCTGTTAAGATTAGTACAGACGAATCTTACAAGATGTGATGTCTTGAAAGGCACATAGACAAATTCACAGACTTATGTATAATGAATACATATAGTCAAGCAGGTACAAATTACTAATCTAATGGCACATAGATTTGAGGAGATCAAACCATCCCACCCTGTCTCTAAGGAAGAAGTTGAGGTTATGATTGCTGCTGCTATCAGGCAACACAATCATAATGCGTCTATTATTAGCATGATTCTAGGAACTATTGTCCTTGCCTTATTTCTTGATGGTCTTCTTAGACTGTTAGGAATAGTGCCACCATTCATGGGCATTGACATTGACATTATCAAAAGTATTGTTGAGAGGATAAGATGAAGGTTGGACTCATTGGTTTAGGTAGGATGGGTGAAGGAATGTCTCGTCGCATGATGGCAGATGAGATTCAAGTCTGGGGTTATAGAAGAAATTATGAAAAGGCAGAGGAAGCATTTGAAAATGGTTATGTAGATGGTGTAACTACATCAATTGAATATCTTTGTCAGGAAGTTAAGCGTGATGGTCCAGGCATTTTTATGATGGTTGTACCAGCAGAAAACGTTGAGGATACTATTGATGAACTTCTACAATACTGTGGAGAAGGTGATATTATTATTGATCATGGCAATAGCAATTTTAAAGATACAAGGAGAAGGGCACAAAGACTTAGCAAACTGGGCATCCAGTATATTGACTGTGGCACTTCTGGTGGTGTGTATGGTCTTGAGCGTGGATATTGTCTTATGGTTGGTGGTACAAATACAGCAGTATCTGTCTGTTCCCCCATTTTCAGGGCATTGGCACCTGGCATTGCCTCTGCAACCCGCACTGATCCATTAACCCATGCATCATCTGCTGAATATGGTTGGTTACATTGTGGTGAATCAGGTGCAGGTCATTTTGTAAAGATGGTACATAATGGAATTGAATATGGCATCATGCAAGCATACGCTGAGGGATTCAATATCCTTAATTCAGCAGATTTAGGAAAGAATTATGTTGGACAAGGAGACGCAGAAGTTGCTCCCATGGCAGACCCAGAAAATTATTGCTACGACATTGATGTTGCTGAAGTGGCTGAGTTATGGCGCAGGGGTAGTGTCGTTGGTAGTTGGTTACTTGATCTTACTGCGAGTGTCTTACGAGGTGATCCTAAACTGGATAAGTTCTCTGGAGGAGTATCAGATTCTGGTGAGGGTAGGTGGACTGTCAGCAGCGCTGTTGATCTTGGTGTTCCCACCCCTGTTATTAGTTCTGCTTTGTATGAGCGCTTTAACTCAAGAGGACTAGGAAATTTTGGTAGTCGTATTTTAAATGGTATGAGATATATGTTTGGAGGACACAATGTTCGCTAATGCACTTGCAGTCTTGGCAATACCCTTTGTATTATCCACAATATATTTCGGGTTTCGAAAAGGTGAAAATGTCTACTATGAGTCAGATAAGTATAATGGAAATGGAACAGCACACTAAAACATTAGTTATTTTTGGAGCAACAGGTGACCTCTGTAGGAGAAAACTTATACCTGCTCTTGAATTACTTTACAAATCAAATTTACTTCCTGAAAGGTATAAGATTATTGGTGCTGCTCGTAGAGAGCATACTAGACAGTCTTGGCTTGACAGTCTTGAAAGATATTATGATCCTGGATTGTCCCTTAAAATGGACTATCATCAATGTGATCTTGCTAATGTTGACTCTCTTAGATCAATACCAGTTACAGATGACATGACATTCTTTCTCTCTGTACCACCAGAGAGATATGCTGATGCTATTGTCAATTTAAAATCTGCTGGACTTTTGAATGATCCAGATAGATCAAGAGTTGTTATTGAAAAACCTTTTGGAACAAATCTTGAATCTGCTACTCATCTACAATCAGTGGTTAGTGGTTGTTTGAGAGAGAAACAAGTATATAGAATTGATCACTATCTTGGTAAGGATACTGTTAATAATATTATTGCCACAAGGTTTAGTAATACTCTTCTTGAACCACTTTGGAATAGAAATTACATAGAAGAAATTCAGATTTTTGCTTCAGAGACCATTGGTTGTGAAGGTCGTTCTCAATATTATGAAACTGCTGGTCAGGTTCGTGACATGCTACAGAACCATATGCTTCAAATTCTTTCTTTGATTGCTATGGAAGCTCCCTGTAAAAATAATGCTACAGAGATAAGAAGAGAAAAAGTAAAAGTTCTTGCTGCCACTAGTCTAGGGGAAAATTTAGTTTGTGGACAATATGAATCTTACAAATCTGAAGAGGGTGTTGATCCTTTCAGTAACACTCCTACCTACGTTGCTGGTAGGATATATGTCAATAACTGGCGTTGGAAGGGAGTTCCTTTTAACTTTATGACAGGAAAAAAGATGCCTTATACCTGTACTGAAGTTGTTATTAAGTTGAAGGAACCACCATTAAATCTATTCACTGGTCATGAATTTAATGATAGAATTGTAATTAGACTTCAACCAGATCCTCATCTTGATATTAGAATTGATATGAAGTCGCCAGGACTTGATGATAAGGTAGAGACTGCTACACTTACACACCCTTATCCACAGGGTGCCATAGATGGTTATACAAAACTATTCTATGATGCCATGAATGGAGATCAATCACACTTCGTTCATGCTGAAGAAGTGTTAGAATCATGGAGAATTGTTGATGATCTATTATGCGTAGGTGATCACTGTCCCATTAGAACAGCACCTTATGTTTATAAGGAAGGCACTTGGGGTCCAATTCATAAAACAAGAAACATTACTAACTGGGATTATCCAGAATAGTTTATGACTCATAACATTCTACTATTTGTTAGACATACCATGGAAACCCCATGGTCACTAGGAATGTTATCTCTAATCCTAATTGTTATTCCAATCATAGGAATGGACCTAGTTCATAAATATGGTTGGGAGCACTGGGAACCATTTGGAAAGACACATAAATGAAACCTCTCATATTACTTGCTTGTTTCCTCCCAATTGGAATTATCTGGATTGTTATGAAGCTAAGTCTATGGATTTCAGCAGTTAATGATGAACAAAGATATGTCAGAGCAGAATCAAGAAAACCACATGGACCATATGTGGCAAACCCATATGAAGACGTTGACTCAGAGGAAGAGGAGTTTACAAGTCGCACAGATTATAGATAAAGCTCTCTACGAATACTATGTTGTTGAACGTGGTCAAAAAGTTCCAAACTGGAGATATATAAAAGACCAAGACTGGTGGTTAGAGTATCTTAAATCTTTAGGAATGGACCCTAGAAACCCATGAGCGCTTTATTTGTTTTCAGTTTTATATCATTACTTTGTTACATACTTCATATTACCTGGCCTTTGAAATATAGGGGATGAAATTAGAAGAAGCATGTTACTCACTCAAACTTGAATGTGCTCTAAGAGAGTTGGGGTTTGTTGAGATTGGTTGGAAGACCATTGCTCATGCAGGTATCTATTTTGTAGAACCAATTGGATTAAGACCTGATTGTGGTCCAGAGGATGACACCTTAGGTTTTGTGATGGGTGAGCATATATATGAACAGAATCCTGGTGGTGTTCATTTTATGTTTATGTCTGCAAAAGAAGCATTTGATTCAGCACTTAATCTATGAATTTATTTTTACGTCCTCTTGAAAATCCTAATGATCCAGTATGGTCTGTCATTGTCATGATTGCCATACTTTTGTGTGCTGCACTATACATAATTGTCTATATATTAGGCATTGATGAGAGGGAAGCAAATGGGAGCAATGACGCCACCCAGCAGGAAGAGTTGCTACAACTTCAGAGTAGTGGAGATTAATCGTGTACTTGATGGTGATACTATTGATGTCACAATTGATCTTGGGTTTGACCTATACAAGAAAGAAAGAGTTAGAGTTGCAGGAGTTGATACGCCAGAAAAAAGAACCAGAGACCTTGAAGAAAAGGAGTTAGGTAAAGATGCAACCAACTGGCTCAAAGGAAAGTTGGAGGGTGCTATATCTGGTGATGATGAGTTGTCTGTTAGGACTGAACTTGTTGGTGGGGTTGGGAAATATGGGCGTCTTCTTGGCTGGTTATATATTGGCGACGCAGAATTGTCCCTCAATGAGCAAATGATTACAGAGGGATATGCTTGGGAATATGATGGAGGAACCAAGCAAAAAGACTTTGAACAATTAAGAGAAATTAGAAGACAACACGGAACATTAGTATGAATCCAATTAGAGAAAAAATGATTGCTGCACTGATCCAACATGCTAAGGGTCAGATTGCTAAACATAAAATGAATGTAGAAGTTTATCTCAACAATCCTGTTGGGATTGGTGAGCATCCAGATGTGATGGAAGCCATTGAAAAAGAATTAGGTCAAATGGCACATTATCATGATCAACTAGAAGTCATAGAGAGGTACATCCAATGAGATTTTTATTTGCTTTACTTGCTACTCTTCTTTTTGCTGCTCCAACTTGGGCAGTAGATATCACTATGGGATCAAATGGTAACTTGATTTTTGACCCATCTGATGTTACAATTGATGCAGGTGACACTATCCATTTCGTTAATGGTA